ATTAATTCTATCAAATGCTGATGGTCTATCTAAGTGTGTTTTATCACCAAATAATAGAATACCGTTTCCAGGCATATTAGTTACTGGATTAATACCATTTCTATAAAGCTCATCTCTTTGAGATTTATTAGGTGAATAAGCTAATCCAGTTACACCAAAATATTGACCTCTTCGTGTACCAGCTGGTGACACCCAAGGAGCAAAATTATTATCAGTAGCTGCACATAGGCCAGCTGTTGATGATGCTGCAGGAATATGAATATACTTATCATTGTATTTATCATACACTTTTAAGAAGTTATTATCTACAGATAGATATGAGCTTCTTGTTAAGTTTTTAAGACCAGTTAAAATAGAAGCATTTGCTGTTGCTGGGCTATTAACAACACCAGTTCTCATTGGAGAAGCAAAAACCATACAATCTTTTCTAGTTTGAGCAGCTATGCTTGTTAAGTGATTAGTAAGAGTAACATGATCTGTAGAACCATTTAAACTTGGTGCAATTATAAAATCAACTAGATACTGATTAGGATCATCAATTAAATCATAACATAGTTGATAATCGCCAACTTCTAAAGGATCACTATTTTCACCAGTGGTTAGTGTGACAGCTACTGGAGCAGATAGTTTCATATCACTCGTCGTTGTTGCTGCTGCACCGGAACCAACTCCCATACCGGTTGGGAATGTAACCATTCGAATATATTGTGATCTAATATTAATAGCATCAACAATATAATTATTGGTACCGTCGGCGTTTTGAGCACCTTTAGCTTGTGAAACATATGGATATGTTTCTAAAACTGACATTTTAATTCCAGAAATAAGTCCAGTTGTATCAATAACTGCTACATGTACTTCATCATTTTTACCGCCAATATTTGCAGTATGAGCTGATGTTCCTGGACCTGTATCATAGTTATTTTTGTATGCCCAGGCATTAAAGTCTGTGTGATATGTAGCATTTGTAGGATCAGCGTGGTTTGATCCAATTATTTCTACTTTTATTGAATTTCCTAAATCACCAGGATGTCTTGCTATAAATGTGTGACCAACTGCTGTGGCAGAAGATATTTGTGATTCAAAATCTGTATCATTTTTAACTGTGATATCATCTCTTGTACCCCCGGCTTCAAAAGCATTTACTCCTGTATTTGAATCCATGCCTCTAATAACAAGTAAGTCACTTGAATACCTCAAATAATATGAGGCGCTATGAAAGTCTACTGAATTTGTATCATTTGGTGTTCCAAATGTAGCTACTAAAGTACCTTCATTGTTTATGAGAATCGGTTCGTTTACAGGACCCCAACGAAAATCGCCTACAATAACACCTGTAGAAGTAGGTACATTGGGTACGCCATTTGTTAAGTCAATTTCTCTTGTAACTACTGCCGGAGACTCTGATGGTGCATATATTGCCATGTCGTTTCCTTTTCCAATCTAATTGAATTATAAGTTTCATAATACGGTTGTTTATCAATTACCTATATTTATATACATATGATTTTAAAGATTTGCCCCATCCCAATTTTGTACCATCCATTCTTGATCTGGTGATTCTATTTGCCATTGATCAGATGTTAATGCTGGATGTGAAATATTATCTAAACCATCATCTACAAAACCCCAATTTAATACATCGTTTTCAATCTCTTGCATTCGCTGTTGAAACATCAAATCGCGTATGCTAATATCAGTTAATTCGCCAAATGCACTAGTGCCAGCAAAATATCCAAACATAATTAAATTCATAACAATGTCATCATGATTACCATCCGATGCTTCGTATGACGAACCTCTTGCAGTAAATGTAGAAATTTCTATAATTGTATCTTCATCTACAATTTCAAGTTTATTGTTTTCTAATAAATCTTTAAATGAAGAACATCCAATTCGTTTTACTTTACGAGTCATAAGAATACCAAGTGCATCCGCTTTAATAGCTGATTCAACAAACATATTTTCATATTCTAATTCATGATATAAGCCATTACATACAACCATACCAGCATCATTTGATTCTATTACAACCATTGCTTGATTATAAGAATTTGCATACTTATATATAATATTAGGGAAGAGGAGAGGAGAGATAAGATTATTGCGATATACAGCAACCTGCTTAAACGGCTCCGCGCTAATATCGATTACACTAAAAGTACTATAGTCCTGTCCTCTTCCTTTAGCAACATCAACTAACATTACATAATTGTGATCTTTGATTGGTTGATTATAAACTTTTACATCATCCTTTGTAATTTCTAATGGATCATGTCTTCTTAATTCAAGAAGTGTATTAGCATTAATAAGAGTGTCACCTGTACCAAAGAATGTGTTTCCAAACTCTTGATCAAATTGTACAGGCGAAGTATTAGCTACTGTAGCTTTTTTCCACTCTTCGTCCCTTCCTGGAACGTCCCACCAGTCGACTCTAAATGGAATAAATTCGTTTGTTTCTTGTATTGCACCTTCCCATAATTTATGAAAAACATTACCTAAACCGTTTGCTGTAGATGTAATAATAACTTTTGTATCTTTACCAGATGATACAACTGGATAAGTTGAGGTATAAAACTCAGAAGCTCTTTCAACAAATGCAAACTCGTCAAGGTAAAGCAAATTAACTGACATCCCGCGAATAGATGATCCAGATGTCGCAGCAGCAACAATCCTTGAATTATTACTAAATTCAATAGACCCTTTATTAAGAGCTTTACATCCAGGTTGTAAAAAAAATGGTAAGTTTTCTAGCATAAGTGTGACTCTACCAAGCATCTCACGAGCGGTAGCACCCTTGTTTGCCATAACAGCAATAACTTTTTCGCTATTAAAAAGTGCAAACCAAAGTAGATATGCCACTGATGAAATAGATTTACCAGATTGTCGACAGGCTAAAACAATATTAAATCTGTTTGTATTAAACTGATTAAACATTTTTTCTTGGTAGGGATATAAATCAAATGGAACTAAACCTTTATCAAGGTGAATTACTTTACAATATTTTCTCGCAAAGTATGTAGGATCTTGCATGCATCTAGCATATTCTTTAACTTCGTCATTTGTCCAATTAGTAACAACACCATCACGCTTAACACTTGGGTTGCCTAAATAAGAATCATTCTTTTCCATCATCTAATCTATCTGTAATATCAATTACGTTATCATCTTTAACAGGGTTATTCATATCTTGTAACATTCTTTGTAAATCTACTGTAGATCCTACAAATAAATTATTTGTTGTGCCTTCTGGCGCAGTTACTTGAAGTACATCTTTTTGATCATATGCCTTTTTCTTCTTATGTAAATCCATAAGACGGTCATTTACATCTGAAACATTTTTAATCATACCAGACACAACTTCAAAAGCTCGAGGATGTTCAAGATTCCTAGCTACTTCAATCATATCTTCTAGTGCAGCATTACCTTTTTCGATTAAATCGTAATATGTTCTACGAGAATAATCAAAGTCATCTTCTGGTAAATTGTCTGATTTTTTCCAATCACTCATTTATCTAACTCTTTTTGTTCCGCTTAGCGAAGAAGCAGGTCCTGAAGGACTCGATGTAGAAGCTCTTTGCTCAATATCACGCATTGCTTTTGCCTGTGGTGATATTGTAACTCTATCAGGCAGTATCTCACGTGTTTTCTTTGTCTTATTTGGATTATGATTAGGACCATGCGGACTCATTAAGGCGCCTTTCATTGCTCCAACAAATGATTCTGAATTATATTGTTTAAATGATAACATTATTAATTCCTTTATATTTATTTACGGTGCTGGCCGACCAGTTACAGCTGCATAAGCATTTTTATAAATATTTCTAACAGCTTGTCTTCGTACCGCTGGCGCTGCAGCTCTTTTTTGAGCTTTTTGCTGAGTTCTCCAATTTTGAGTTGCTCTTTTTGCAGCATTTTTTATTATTGCTGCGTGTTGCTTAAAATCAGGATGATTATGAGAAATAGTTGTTGCTTTGCCATCAACACCTCTTAAAACTTTTTTTCCAGTAGAAGTTGTCATAACTTTACCATGATCTGGATGAACCACTGATGATGGTGGTGTAGGTTTCATTGCTTCTATACCAGCACGACCAACACTTTTTGCTACTTTTTTAATTCCTCTTCCAGTTGCATTTATTGCATTTGTGCGAGCTTTATTACCAGTAATAAAATCACCAATTTTTCCTCCAATGTTTCCGCCGGCGCTTCCACCCGCAAGCCCACCTGCTGCGAATCCAGCCATATTACCAATCCCAGGAGCAATAAAGCCGCCCGCAGTGCCACCAGCAATTGCTCCACCTAATCCACCGACAGCCCGACCAATCCCTGTGCCAATAGCTTTACCTAATTTGCCTTCATTAAGTTCTTCTCTTAATTCAAAATATGTTTTCATTGTGATGAATCTCCGTAATATTCTGTAACAGTTGTAAATCCAAAATCACTAAATGGTTGAGCATTTGCTGGGTTAGGCGTAGTAATTTGTTTAACATATAAACCATCAGAATCCGATCCGGAAGTTAATAATGTGGTTTTGTCTATATAAACATCGGTTGTAGTTTTCTTAATAATTTTACTTTGACGAATTGGACCATGAAAATTAACTCTCATTCCAAAATCAAGAGTATAAATTATAGTTCTTCTTTGTTCCAATGATCCTTCAAAATCATCTTGAAATGATACTGATTGTAATGTAATCGGAACATCTTCTTTTATATCTTCAAATCCAGAAAATGGTTTAAGAGTTAAAGTGTATTGTGGATTGAAATATGGTAAAATTTGTTCTACAATTTGTAAAGCATCATCTTGCAATTTAGCATAAATGTTTAATGAGAAAAATATAGTGTATGGTGCTGGAGAATACATTTTATTTGAATGAGTAGTACTTGTACCATATGCTTTATTATAATTATTATTCTTTGGAAGAATTCTTTCTGGATCATAAGCTAATGAAGTAATTTCAAAAGACATTCGTGGCAACTTTAAAGCCACTTTAGTATTGTCAACTAAAGATGGATTTTCTCTGATTCTTTCTAAATATTTATCTTTTGGTGCATATGCTAAAGGCACTTTTGTTTGGTCTATTATAGAACCATTTTTTGCAGTCCTTTGAACATAAATATCGTTAAATATTGTGCCAAATGTAGCAACAGCTTTTCTAATTCTTTCGTGATAAAAATATTGAAACATTATGGATCCTCTGCATCACCAAATGGGTTACCTTCAGAAAAATCTAAAAAGTCTATAGATGCTGTTGAATTAGCATCAAATATATCGTTTTGCGCTGAAAGGTATCCAGTGTCTTCATTAATTGAAAGAATAGTTCGTGTTCTCGGATATAGGTATGTATTTGAATCTACATTTCTTCCATAGAACACATTAAATGGGAATACAAACTGATCATCAGGTCTATCATTAACAATTGTTTTACCAACCGTAAATCCAATTAATCCAGTTGCACCTGCTCCATTTGAATCAAGAGCACTATCTGCACCAACATGTCCGAGTACAAGTGTTCGAGTAGTAGGACTGTATTCAATAACTTCTCCAACAATTTTAGGATGTCTACCAGTAATAGTTCTAAGTGCAGAATCAATCTGATAAATATTTTCTCCAACAAAGAAGTCTACACCACCTTCCATTCTATCGCTATCACCAAAGAGAACCCCATTTTGATTACGTGCTGAATCAAGACCAAGCGTAATATTTGCAGCATCATTTTCAATACTGTCAATTGTTTCTATTCCAGTATCTAGATCTTCTCCACTATATACGAATAGCTCACAACGTAAATTATATGTTGGAACATTATTTAACTGATAAAACGGTTGCTCATGTTCAACATGCATAATTTCAAACATTGAATTAGAAAGTGGAAGATATAATACATCACCTTCTCTTGGTCTTTCTGATGAAATTTCATTTGCGTTTTGTTCAACAACATGCCGCCATCTTCTACGTGATACTACAAAATTAGCAGCATCTCTGATTTCAACACCAAATTTTGTAAAGAGATCTCCTTCTCCATCAAATCCTTGCTGATTCTCAATATACATTTCAATTTTATAAGCAGTTGAAAATTTAGATGGGACATCTTCACCCAAAATTTTATCTTCATTAACGATTTCACGCGGCATGTAATAAACATCTTGACCATAGATTTTTAATGATTCTATGATAATATCTTCGTATAAATTTTGTTCATTTACCGGTTTATCGGCAAAAAAGAGATTCTTTGCCATAAGTTATCCTACAAATAAATCAATTGGTAATTCAAATTCTAGTCTAAGTTTTTCATCTAATTGTTGTATTTCAATATTTGCATCATCATATATTTGTCTACCATTTAGCATTACTCCACCTGGTAAAGTCATTCCTTCAAATTTCATGAGGTTTGATCCCCATTGTCTTTTAATTAAAGCAGTAGCATACATCTTTAACCACATATCGTTAAAAATAGATTTAGTTCCTGATGTTGTTGATGGATCTACAAGAGCATAACATTCGGCTACAAGATAATCACCTTCTTTAATATCTCTATCTGAAAAGTCACCAAAAATATGTAATCTATTTTGTCTACGCTGATAAGATACCTGGGGAGTGCCATTTAGCGTCATATTAATAAGATCAAGATATTGTTTCATCTGTACAAAGTAGTCTAAACCACCAGTAAAATTATTTAAATTTACCATGTCGTTAAGCATCATTTGATACTTAATATCAAACATTCCAGCGCCAGATGATGAACCAACCCTAATAGGAAATAAATGAGTTACGAAAATAATATTATCTGGAACTGGAATGTATTTGTTCGTAACATCAGTCGCAGTAACTAAATGTTTAAAGTAGGTTTTTACGGTAGCATCAGAATGATATTCTTGGTATACTTCAAGAGCTTCGTCTATTCTATCATCGATTTGTTCGTCTGCAACATTAATATCAATTACAGGAGCGCCTAGTTTACGTAAACAATATTCCTCTAAATCAGTCCGCGAAGTTACTATAGCCATATTGACATCCTATTTAAATAGTCTTTGTACTATTTATATAGTTTTTGCTTTAACTTTTACATTACTTTAAAACTGACTAAATCCGCTTGGTATTGAATAAACATATGTATCACTAGCAGATTGTTTTCCAGCTTCCCAAACACTAGTGTAACTACTTCCAGTACCAGTGGCTAAAATTAATGAATAGCCAGTTACACCACCAGCAGTAGCATCTACACTAATGCCAGCACCGCCCGCACCTGGATCACCACTGAGTGTACTCCATGTATTATTTTTACCTAACCAGACTTTTCCAGCATCGGTGTCATATGCAAGTTGTACAACATCACCGATGACAATCGAAGTTAGACCCTGTGCAGTTCCGCCTGGGTATTTATTGCCATTGTAGCCATAGTAATAAGCAACATTAGTAGCAGTACCACTATATCCCACAACCGAACTATATTGTTCTGCATAGTATCTTGTTGCAACTCCTATCATAGCCCTGCGACCATAGCTAGAAGAAGTTGTTGAAATATATTTGAACTCGATATATCTTTTACCAAGTGGAGCAATATTCGTTCCGCCGTATGGAAGATACAAAGTAGCAGTTGAACCTCCAGAATTTGTATTGTACCAGGATAGCGTCCCATTTGTAGTTGGTTGAATAGTATTACTACTTTGGCTCTGTTGTGTGTCTACAGTCACATAAGTAACAAAACTAAGTATTACGTTTGATATTGCTGGTGTTGAAAGAACTCCATCTGAGGCTTTGAACCTAAATGAAAAACTACCTGCATGAGCTTCATCTGATGACGGTGTTAATGTAATTACACCACTATCTCTAGAACTAGCCGTAATTTGTGGTGGTAGGTTTGATGAATCGTATACTGTTGAGCCACTAAATGCATCCCAATCATATGTCACTGGAAATCCACCATCATCTAATGCAACACCAGTTATAGTAGTCGTAGAACCATCTTGTGGCAAAATAATGTCTGCTGAAGGAGTTGTAGTATATCTGGGACCAAGTTGATTACCGATAGACATTCTTTGCCAAGAAGAATCATCCCACATATATACGGCCTTAGTATCTGTTGCAAATCCCATAGCCCCAGAAAGATTATTAGAACTGGGAAATGCAGCAAAATTTGCATATGTGGTAACGGCTGCTCCTCCAACATCTTCCTCATCCTGATCTACTCCACCAACTACTTTTCTAGTTTTTAATTTTCCACTTGCACTTGCTTGTAATTTAACTTTAGTATTTCCAGTGCCTATTTCAATTGATGGTAGTTCTATTACTCCACCACTCCCAGCTGAAATAGAACCAGAATCACCGAGAAATAATGTATTACCACTTAAATGTAAAGATTTCCACTTTTTAGATGATGATCCTAAATCATATGCAGAATCTGCATCTGGAACTAATGATCCGTGCAGTGTTAAATTAGCTAATGATCTACCTTTAGTTGACATACTTTAAATCCTATTTTACTTAGTTAACTCTATTTATACACTTTTAATACTATAACTATTTTTAACACCAAAGCTTTGAACAGAACTTGTTGCAGTAGAAGATAAATCAGATCTTCCAGTAGTAATTAATTCAGAACCATTACCATTCCAATCAACACCAAATGCTGCTGCTTCAGATGGAGAGGCAAGAGTTAAAATAGCAGAATCTAATACACTACTATTAAGTATATTATGATCAATATCTATTTCACGTATTTTATTTTCACTAGAAAAATTTAAAGTGTTATTTCTTAAATTCAGGGCAGATATACCAACAATTCCTAAAGAGTCTTCTTCCCACATACTATCAAGAGACATACTAGAAACACCAGCATTAGCATTGAAGCTATACTTGTGTATTTCAAATCCAGTACCTGCGCCGATGTAAAATTTAGATCGATCGCTATCGATTGCTAAACCACTTGCTCCAATAATATACCCACCAGTTCCTACATTTAATGTTTTAATTTTATTCGTATGTTCTCTTACAGCAGTTGAGGGATCATTTAATGTTGTCATCTTCCACTGATTAATTGTTCCGCTATCGTCATGAACTAATATTTTGTCGTCAACAATATTAACCCCAAAAATAGAATTTGAAGAATCCATACTTACATTAGAATCAGATTGTATAAGACTAGATACTAAATTAAATTGATTTAATTGAACTGTATGTAAATACTTATCTCCGGATATTATCATTTTATTTGAGTCTATAATATTAATAGTATTAAATGTTCCAAGATCTTGTCCAATTTTAGATGCAGGAGAACCTAAAGAATTTAATTCTATTTTTAAATCCCATCCTCCAGCACTAATTTCTTTACTTAAAGATGTAATAGGCTGAGTTAATTGTGATATATTAAATAAATTAGAATCAGTTGTTATGTTTAAATTATATTGATAAATTTGATTTAATTTTTTATTTAATACATAAAATTTATTTCCATCTGGATTAAATCTTATAGACTCTGGCCCGTGAGGTCTTCTAGTTGCGAATCCATCTGACTGTGATAAATCTACTCCAAAACTAGGACTTGGATCTTCTAAGGATAGACTATTCATTTTAGTGCCTATTTCATGCGTCGCAGAATCAAATGCAACTGCAGTACTAACATCCCACGGTGATGTTAGAGTATATTGTCTAAATTTTCCATCCACTGCTGCTATAGCTTCACCAGTATACATTTTGGTTCCATCATAATTAAAACACATAGATTGAGGCAAACCATAATGTTCAAATGTAGATATATATTTACGCCCAGTTGAGACAAAAGTGCTGCCACGTATACGTGCACCAGCTCGAGCTCTGCTTGCTATTCCAGAAGAACCCAACACCACTCCATCTTCAACGAATGTATGTGTATAAAATCCTGTTTCAAAAGATTTTGTTATAGCATTTGAGTCAACTGATAGTGTATGTATTTGCCCAGAATCGTATAAAGTATATCTTTTGATTGTACCAGCATTAACAGATTTAGGCATACCTCTACTACCTTCAAAGGTATTGGTCGTTCCACTAGGCTCAAGAGATATAACTGGTGTTTCTAATGTATAATAATACTTTCCATCAGGACTTACGTAAGTATCTTCAATATTTTTTAACTCAGTGGTGTTAGTTTTAAAATTGTCTTTTCTAATAGCAGTGTGTATATCCCATGGTGTAAGTAACCAATATTCTGCTATTTGATTTAATGTTTTGTCTAAAATAAATAATCTATAACCAGTATTATTAAATTTAAATGCCGATGGATTTTCAGCATTCCAGCTATCACTCTTTAAATTTAATGTTTTTTCTTGTGTATAATCAATTTCTCTTAACGAATATGGATTAGCCATAGGATAAGATAATAGCCTATTTTGATTATCATCCAATAAAAAGATAATTGACCCAGCAGAACTTCCTGTTGCAATTTGCATATCAACGTATTGATCAGTAGTTCTTGACGCATCTTTAATTTCTAAAAATTGTACATCTGGAACTGTAAATGTAGAAAGCTCTATTGCCTTATCATGATTAAAACCAGAAACACTTGTTTGTTCCCAATTATAAAAATATTGTATTTCAAGTTTATCTATAAAATTACTTCTTAATCCTAATGAATCTGCGGTAAATGCACTATCAAAAAGTGGTAAAAAATTAATTTCTTTAAATCTAGGAGCTGAATCTACTCCAGACACATTAATTACACCATTAAATACAATTTGATTTGATAATGAAGTATCACCAAGATTTTTTTTCGGAACTAAATCAAAACTTGGAGAAGTTCCACTAATATCTACTATAGCATTAGCCGGATCACCTATAATAGTATGAGTCCAAGTAATAGTATTTCCGTCGCTGTCAACACCGATCAAATTTATTCCAGATGACATTGATCTTTTTAAAGCATCAAAATTTGAATCGTAACCAAAATTTAAACCATTAGGTCCTACACTACTACTTATATGCTGTGGATTAATTATTCCTACTGAAACCCAGCTATTAGATAATTCGCTATATTGATAAATTTGTTTTTCTTTTTTAGAAAAAACTATTCCACCATTTTCCTTTACTTTTGATATATCAACTATACTCATAATAGATCTCCAAAACTGTCTGCAATACCAAAGAATGCGCCACCTTCTTCATAGGGGTCAAAACCACTAATTCCTTCTGCAGCAAATCCCCCTTGAGATATTTGATCCATAGTCATAAGTCTTAATACCGATTCGTTTGAACTTACTATGTGAAACTCATTTCTATTATATGCAGTATTGATTATTACTTCTTCGCCCGACATTTTTGTGCCGAAAGTATCTACATATAATACTGGCATTTCACCTGTATTTTTATTCTTTCCAGTAATAGTTGAAAATGCGTTTATAGGTCTAGAAGCAAATGAATCAGTCGAGCTAAAATAATCATTAAAATAAAAATTAGTATAATTGGTTGTGCTATCTCGAATGGTTTCGACTATTGGTTCAAAAAGTTGTGAAGTTTGTATCTGCCAATCAATTCGTTGTTGATCATCATCTTTATTATACATACCAAGCTTTAATTGTAAACCTGGTATGTATCCAATTTCTCCAGATTCTTTTAGTTCTTCCCAGCTTGGATAATCGCTATCAGATCTTGTAATATGTAAATAACCGTATGAGTCATCTGGTAAATCTAAACCCAAACCATCTAATGCATTATCGGTTTTAGACACTACGCTATCAGCATTAAAATCTATATTATTTTTATTAATAACTCCAACCTTAAACCAGTCTATTGTTGAAACTCCATCACCGAATGGGCTCCAGTCAATCCCTCTTACTATATCGCCTGTAATAGTATCTTTTTTTATCTTACTAATAGGATTAAAAATAGTTACGCCTGAACTTGGTATAACACCTGGTATATTTACAGAAGTATTAAAAGCAAATGTATTACCTGCTGCCGTAATTTGATCAGTGGTAGGTAGATCAAAACTATCCCCAGTAAATTGTATTCCGGTTTGTATTCTAAAATCTTTTATATTACCTTGATATGTTCTAAATAAATTAGGTTCATTTCCGGCTATCCGGCCAGCTTGAATCGGCCGACCTTTAACTTGATTCCCGGCTCCAATAAATAATCTAGAATTTTTTATTGGAATGTGTGTAGTCATAAATGGTCCATATGGCGCTCGGCCATTAACACTGTCAAATTGCACGCCGTCTTTCCATAATCTTATTTTATCTTGCTCAACCACTATTGCATTATGACACCATTTTGCTCCTGCTCCATATGCCATTGAAGTAGAATCTTGAGCATGAATCGTCAGCACTTCGCGCTGATCTACAGTATAATTATAGTTTACATTTTTGGCTACAACTATCTGACCTAACGTATCAAAAGAAAGTAATGGCCCACCTTTAAATTCTCCTCCACCTTTTGCTTGAATTCCTCCCATTATCTGTAGAGCAGAATCCTTTGAAGCAAGACCGGATAAATCATTATTCCAGTTATTAATATGAAAAGAGGCATAACTATCATCTGGAAGTCCAATTTCTGAGCCACTATTAGGAGATCTAATATATGAATAAACTACATATGAGTCAAGTTGCTGATGAAAATTAATTCCTGAATTCACTACATTCCAACCACCAGCTTTACCACTAGAAATTCTATTATCAGCAATATCATTAAATAAATGAAAATCTTTCATATGGCCTTTAAATGGCGACGTTACAAAATTTGAATCATTAATTGAACTAAAATCATTAGTATTCCACCAAGGTTCTAGCTCGGTATGGTCAAATTTTGGCTGATCTACACCATCAAGAATCTGATTAGAAATGCCACTTCCCTTAGAAAATATCGGATCTATAACTTTAGCATTTGCATATGGTTTACCAGTATAATAATCTTCTTCATCTTTTACATTCTTATAGTTTGAAAACACACATTTTTCAAACACATTTTGAGTACCTGGTTTAAACTTATTATTTATTAAAGCCCACGACCAACTGAAAAGATCAGCACCAGAAAAATCAAAATGTACTTTATATGCCTTTGCGCCAGTTGAAGCATAACATAATGCTGTTTCACCAGCGGCTTCATTTTTCTTTGTCTGTATAAATTTCTTAAATGTTAAAAATGCTAATTCTGTATTTTCGTCTTGATTTGGACCAAATATAGGAGAAATTCCATCATAATTATTTCCACTCGCCACATAATTAATATGTACAGCCGCAATATCATTAGTATTACCACATATCATAATATTTTTTATGCCAAAGGGTGTAGATAAACTTTCTGTACCTTTAGGTACAGATGTGTCGGGTACGGTTGTGTTAACGCCAAAAGCCCCACCTGGAGAAGCGGTAATACTATAATTACCCGGTTCTAATAATAAACAATTACCATCCGCTAATCCTGATATAACAGAAGTTATATCTCCAGCCGTAGAATGATTTACTATACTTCCACCAGTTCTTAAAATATATGCTCTAGCTTTATTAATTCCATGATCAGTTCCTTTATGTGTTGCTACTCTTCCAGCCCAACTAGCTCGAGCATTTTTATATTCATCAGTTTCACCTGTTAAATTAGTAATTGTTCCTGTGCTAATAGCTGGATTATATGCTTCTTTATAGTATATTAAGTGATCAGCTAGTGGCCAAGAAAATTTTCCTGTTCCCCATATACTATTTTTTAAATAAAAATCTCTTACATTCGCATTTGGCGCTACACTATGATCTATGAATGGATTAATATCATTAGGATTTATATTACCAGTAGTAGAATTAAATATTCCATCATTAACAAAAGCTGGAGTACTAGTAGCTGTTCTTGCCGCGTTAATTAATTTAGCTGGATCATAAACCCAATCCTTTGCTAAAAGTGCAACCTTTGCTTCATATCTTTCTCCTTCAGCTGCAAGAAAATTTACGTATCCCTTTGGAGCAGGGTTTCCACTTGAACTTTTCCATCCTTTAGAATATACTATTGGAGGATCAAACACTAATGCAGGATCTGGATGATAGCTAGTGCCAATTGCACTTTGAATCGCACTCGTAAGACCATCAACAGGATTTATATGATAACGTGAGGCAAACCATAGATTTCGAAATTGAAATCCTAATTCCATAGTGGTATCAGTTCCTGGACTTGAATTAAAGGCTTTACTTCCTACATAAGCTCCATCTTTAAAGGTATGTAACTGTCCAGTTTGTTCATCAATTATAAAACTACTTAACGATTCTTCTAGAGATTTAGTAACAGTATCAGTATAAGGAAATAAATATGAATTTGGAGCAGATGTGTTATCTAATATTTCTGCCCCAAAGTGTCCAGCTGAATTCGGATTTCTTACATTGACTGTATCATCTGCATCATATGGAGTATCTTGATGTACCATATTAGTAGAAGCAATAAACGGTATAAACCGCATTATATCTGAAATACCAGTTACGGTTACTCTTTGATCACCTGCACTATTTTTATTATGTATTTCAAAATAAATTATTCTACCAGTTGAATTTGGGCTAGATGTTGTTCCGCAATCACTTAATAATATTTTATCGTTGCCTCCACCATCACTTTTTAAAATAGAATATCCAAAATTGGTTTTTTCAAATAGCCTTAAAAATAAATTACCAGCATTATCTGTTCTAAAGGGATCTCGTCCTGGAAGACCAGTGTGTATCTCTAATAGTGCATCAGTTCCAGATGTATATGTCCTTTTATCTCCTTCATGCTTCACGCCCATATTTGCTTGATTTGTTAAAACTTTAAATTCACTTATTCCAGTATTGTTATTAGCCCATCTTAATAATCCTGAAGAACTACTAGGTCGGTGGCTAGATATTCTTATATCGTCCCCGCCATTCGGATAATATTTCTTTGAACCCTGTTGACTTGGTAAATTACCAATTTTTTTAGTCATTAAAGTTACTTCTGCTGGAAATAACTTAACAGAGAATCTTACTTCATGCCATCTATTTCCTCTTTTTCTTTTAGAAGTTCCGGCCGGAACTGGATATCCAGTGTAATCAGAATCTATTTCAATATTATTATTACCTGAAGTAGTTGGTAAAGGTAACTCACATGCTAAAGCCCCGTTTCCAGCAGAAAGATTTAGTTTAGGTGTACCACCTGAATTAATTACTTTTAACTCTAAAGCCTCAGTATCACCTCCAGCTTTAAATAAGAGTTTATCATAAACAGGTGAACTATCGATCCAAAAATACCCAGCAAAAGTTGCATCGTTATAAACATCAAAATTGTTAGTAATAATATTACGTTTGCCGGTAAGATAAGAACTATTCATAACATCATTTGTAGCATATAGCCTATCACTGTCAGGAACCAAATACCCACCACTAAGATAATCATACGTTTTAACTGGATCGCTAACAGAAAGATAACCCATTTTTGGAGCTGTCATATCTATATCAGTTGTAATTTGCTCCCATTTTAAATTATTTCCAATTCTATATTCATATGGTGCACTATCATGATAAGACCAGTCTAAACCTCTAATACGAATACCATTTGTATGTACCATTGCAATATTATCTAAGCCGTCGTCTAGACTCTGATAAGAAAAATTAGAAGTATTATAAGTATGTTTATTATCGCCTATTGTCGTATTCGGCATTGAATTATCATTTTTTCTATACCAAGCGCCCATTGTGGTATGAGTTGATTTAGATGAACTTAGTGCATCAGATGAGAATACAGCATACATCCCAGAGTCTTTTCCATCCGGAGATGCTCTTTCATGAACAACATCTGTTATAGGAGAAATTGAAGGGGTTGTGTATATACCTGAAGGATGTGATGTGGTGGCATGTAAACTTTTTCCAAATAAATATGAGCTTCCTCCCCAAGAATCACTGTAAGGATTAACTCCTCTATCAATTTGTACTTCACCGCCCGCTATTTCAATTGAATGGCTTCTATCTGGAATTAAATTTATTGGCTCACCAAGACTTGAATCATTTTCTACAATATCAAAAATAACTGCTGCATGATCAAGCGTATCTAAAGTAGTAAATTGCCAAAAATCTATACTAAAATTATCAGTAATTTGATCGTAACCAGTAATTGGAACTTTAAACGCGCTATCAATTCTTAAGTGAGCACCGATTGGATTAACTAGATCATGACCAGAAAAATACATACTCCTACTAGGAAGTATATTTAAATTTAATTTAGTTCTAATAGATCCATCTTCTTTAACAAAGGCTACTTTACCAATATCAACCGGATCTGATGGAAGCGATAAATCACTTATTAAATTTTTAATATAATTAGCCAACCATACATTCCTTAATAGTATTTTCTACTATTTATATACTTAAAATGGATAATATATTAAGGTTTAGCTATTGAACTAACACTTTCATAAGATCTCCTGATCCAATTCCATAAACACAAGCAGTCAATCCATCTCCACTTAATCGTACATCTCTTCCCATTTGCGTGTTTGCTGGACCCGTATAAGTGCCTTCTTTAGTCCAAGTTGATCCAGACCTCCTAAAAAATTCTACTATACCATTTGATGATGCGCCACCACCCTGTTGGCCAAATGCAGCGACATTTCCGTCATTACTTAAATCTGGACGAATTTCCGTTGTTTGGTTAAGAGTAAGAGTTGCTTGTAAAGAGTTGGTAACCCAATTGTCTGTTGTTACATAAATTTTATTGCCATACGCAAATGTGTTACCATCACCAGAAATAGCACCGTTTAATCCTGTACCAGAATTATAAATGGCGGCTCTGGTCGTCCAAGTTGATCCACTGCGAGTAGCAATAGTGTGTTCTCCTACCCGCGTACCATACTTATATGCACTATGAATTACATTACCGTCAAAACTTATTCCAGAGTTAAAATAAGATACTCCGTTCTCACCGCCCATTTGTGCATTATCAACAAAACTATGAGGTCCAAATTTTGCCTCATATGCCCAATTGGTACCAGTTCTTTTATAAACTATAATTGCTCCTGCTCTGTTTCCAAAAGTACTACTTTGGTGATCTACTACCATAACTGTTGAACCATCACCAGAAATGGCGGCTCTCATTGCATAATTAGTATATGATGTAATACTTGCATTAAATTGTTGAGACCATGAAGAACCATCGTAATACCATATTTCAAGATATTGATTATTCTCATGCATAGCAGCAACATATAATCCATTTGCGCTCATATCTGCATGTCTCACACCATATTGAGTAGATGAAACTGTGTGTGCTAATGAGTGATTTGTCCCAGAATTTGCACGTTCATGTATCCTAAAGTCATAAGCAGTAGGAATTCCTCCAATACAAAAGCTATTACCATTAGTACTAAGAGAAAAAGTGGTACTGGCACTGACCCCAGCTGTCGTTTCGAAAGCGGTAGTTGGTGTTGCCCAAGACGCAAATGCTAATGTAAATCCACTTACATAACTTACTGATCCATTAACTCCATCAGTCACACTAAATGTTAAACTAAAAGTTCCAGCATGAGCTTCAGTTGTTGAAGGTGTAATAGTAAATACGTTATCAGCTTGAGATACTGTTGCTGTAGAACCAAGCGATCCTGTTGTAACTGCATAGGACCATGTAAGCGGGAATCCTTCTGGGTCGGTAGAAACTGCAGTAATTGTGGTAGCAGTGCCATCAGATGCTAAATCATATGTTGCGTCAACTCCTGAAATTGCGGATGGAGATGAATTTGTAATAGTAGCAATTAAATACCAACCAACACCATCAAAAATATATAATTTATCAGTATTAGTTACGAGAACAATATCACCGCTATTCATTCCTGTTAAAGCTGATAACTCGCTAAATGCAGTGACAGTTCTCATTCCGCCAGCGCCTTCTGCCAGAGAATCAGCTGTTATTTTTCTATTTTCTGCAGTTAATGATTCATCAGCTATTGGTGCTAAAGCGCCAGTTTTACCAAATGCCTTTGAAATGAGAGCTGCTTTCGATACCATTACTTTCGTCCTTTATTTTTCTATGAACAGCCAACCATTAGCTACATTATAATATACTAATCCAAATGCTGCTCTATTAACATCAATTGTTAGATCTGAATCTCCGCCTTCAATTTTATGACCATTTCTTCCAATTGTAATAGCGTTTGTAGCAGCCTGACCAGTTCCATCAATAATTCTAATTTCATCTCCAAGCGATGCAGCTACTGGAAGATTAACTGTTTTAGTAGTGCTTGTATCAATAATTAATCTTTGCCCAGCGACCGCAGTAATCGGTGTTGTAGTAATCTCTGCCCATGCTGCAGGAAGATTAACTCTTGCTGCAACATATGCACTATCAACTAATCCCTGTAATGCTTGTTCATTAACAGTAACATTACCTGCTTTATTTTCAATTGCAGTAATTGTGATTTCATCAGATGCGGAAGCACCAGACGTTAGTGTAATAGTATTTGTTATTGGATTAGATGTAAAGTCATCTGAATCCATAAGTTTAATACCATTTTGGAATACACTAAAGTTACTTGAATCGATTCCTAATGTTTTAGAATTAGCATCAGCACCAGTAAACGCTGTTTGACCATTTGTAGCGATAAACTTAAAGGTGTTTATAAATGTATCGCCAACCATAATATGTGATGTCGTTTGTAATAAAGTATTAATTACAAGATCATCACCCGAGTCAGCAGTAAATCCATTTAATGTTATTGAATTTGCTGCAGCATTAACTGTATAATCTACAGCAGATATTAAACGAATACCATTATTAAATACTTGATAATTATCAGTATCAATTGCTAGAGGTAAGCCATTTTTATCATTACCAGAGAATACTGTTTGTCCAGAATCAGCTTCAAAATAATAATTAGCAAAACTAACGCCAGTCGTAGCTGTTCCGCCCGATGATCGAGCCGCAACATATGCGCTATCAATCATTCCAGTTACAGCAGCAGAATCTGTACCTGCTGGTAACACGCCTGGAGCCCAATACTTATTTGAGTTGTCCCAAATTAATATCTGACCTTCAGTTGGCGGAGTTGTATGAACATCTTGAGCTAATGTAATGATATTACCTGTTGTTGATCTAGTTAATGTTTGAATAACTACATCATCTGAATCAGCTGCGCCTAATGTTAAAGTAACAGTATTAGTACTAGAGTTAACATTATAATCTTCAACTCTATTTAAACGAATACCATTTAAATATACTTGATGATTACTATCTGTTATTGATAGAGATTGTGAATTGAGATCATTACCAGTAAATGCTGTTTGACCAGCTGTTGCTCTAAACTTATAGTCTTTAAAATTAGTTTTACCAGCAAGAATATAGTTAGCTCCAGTACCAGTGCTAATATTAGTTATGACTAAATCATCTCCAACATTTGCTCCAGTAGTAAGAACAACTCCTGTTGTTCCAGATACTGTATAATCAATATCTTTAAGAAGGTGAATACCATTTAAATATACTTGAATTCCAGTAGCAGTTACTGCAAGAGTATTACCAGCAACATCAGTACCACTAAATGTTGTTTGGTTAGCAGTTGCAGTAAATCTAAAGTTAGAATATTCAGATGAAACTGCAGCACCACCACTAGAAGTTTGTCTTGCTTGAATATAATCGCTATCAATTAAAGCTATTATTGTTGCACTATCAGCTGAACCGCCAGCGCTAGAAGCTGCTCCTGGAATCCATTTACTTGTTGCGGTATTATATACTAATGCTTGTCCATTTGTTGGAGATGGAGCATTAACATCTGTAAGAGCACCAAGTGTTGTTACTCCAGCTGAAGATCTTGCTAAAACATATGCTGAATCAATCATCCCACTTACGGCTGAACTATCAATCCCTTGTGGAACAACTCTTGCTTGAACATATGCTGAATCAACTAATGTTCTTACGCCGACAGAATCATATTTTTCTCCAATAAGAGCTGTAATAGTAGTTGAGAAATTAGCATCATTTCCAAGTGCAGTTGCAAACTCATTTAGAGTATCCATTGCAGCTGGAGCCCCATCAATTAAATTATTAATAGCAGTGGTAATATCAGCGCCAGAAGCAAGATCTACCCAAGAACCAGCATGAGCAAAATATGCTTTGCCTGTTGCATGGACATGGGCGAACATACCATGATAAGACGCAGCGCTTGGAAGATCACTTAGCGCTGAATAAACATTAGAATATAGGATCTTATTCGCACCCATATCCAGATCTTTACCGGTAATATTGCTATCAACTCGTAAATCTGTATAATATAAATTTGAATCTTCGGCAAGATTCTTTGTAGTTGCTCCACTTAGATCAATTGGAAGAGCCACACCTAAAGAATCAGTAGTAGTAAATACACCATTACTTTCTTTAATTCTTATTCCACCAAGATGGATAGTTGAACCACTTAAATATAAATCTCTCCATGCAGCAGTTGAACTACCGAGATCAAATAATTTATCTGCACCTGGAATAATAGTATTGAATGTTACGTTAGTATTTTCTAATGGAATGCCTTGCCAATTTCCGCCTTTTGCTATTCTTGCAGTATTATCACCTGTAGTAACTGCAACCATACCAGTATGCGTAGCGGCATTGGGTAATGCACCAGTATTGGATGCACTTGATTTAAATGTAATATTATGGCTACCAAAATCAACTGGTCTACTGCCTATTCCAGTTATTAGATTAACATGAGCACTATCAGCTATTGATTTAATATAATCACTATCAGCTACAAACTTAATATAATCGCTATCAGCTATTGATTTCACATAATCTGAATCTGCAATTGATTTCACATAATCTGAATCTGCAATTGATTTCACATAATCGCTATCAATGATTCCTTTAATATAGTCACTATCAGCTATTGATTTTACATAATCTGAATCTGCTACTGATTTAATGTAATCACTATCAGCTATTGATTTAATATAGTCCGAATCTGCTGCCGATTTAATATAATCGCTATCAGCTATTGATTTAATATAAACATCATTAGCAATAAATTTAATGTAATCACTGTCAGCTACCGTTTTAATATAATCGCTATCAGCTATTGATCTAATATAATCACTGTCAGCTACTGTTTTAACATAATCACTATCAGCAATTGATTTAATATATTCAGAATTAATAATAAATTTAAAATGATCTGAATCAAGTTTACCAGCAGCAACCAGATCTCCTTTTTGTATTCTTCTGTTAATAAAGTCTGAATCCATAATGCCGTCAATAATATCAACACCATTAATGTGATATTTCATACCTGCAGCAATATTAATACCGTCTTTTGCGATTTTGGGGAGAGCAGGTACGCCTATGTCAATTGCAAAATTGCCAGATGGAGAAGTGCGGTCATAAAGTATTGATGACCGAGTCGTTGTAGCTTCTGGATCAATCTCATAGCCACCAAGTTCTTGTGATAAAATATTTGATGTATTTAGAGCAACACCATTTAGTAGTATTTGAGAGGTGCCGCCGATATTACCAATTTCTAAATTTCCTGCTTTACCATTACCAGACTGAATTTTTGCATTGCCGGAAACTAGTAAATGATAATTAGGATCAGCAATTGCGCCTATACCCATTTTAAAGCCAGGAAGATCACCATTAAATACGCCGCTAAGTTCACGCCTCATGTAATTGTTAGTAGTTAATATTTGATTAACTAAACCAATTCCTTCATCCGAATTTAAAAATGCAGTATCATCAAGATTCGCCATAATATAATTTTGATCAATCGCCTGTTGATAAGTTTGACCTTTTGTAAATCCATGATTTTGTTGTCTTTCAAATACATAATCAGAATCAAAATATTCTGTAGCAGAATCAGGACCAATATAAAATTGTGCAGTTTGGTGAGTAAGATAAACTTGATTTCCCTGATGCGAATCAAGAATCTTATCACCTTGCCAATACAGTGATTGTACGTTAACACTACCATTAACATCTAAATCGTAACCAGGTGATGAAGTTTTAATCCCGACTCTTGGAGCTGTAGTACAAAGATAACCAGTGGTTGCATCATTGTAAAAATACATTGATTTCGGCATAGTTGCTCGATAGTGTGTAGGATCAATATGTGATTGTACCCACGCAGCATCAGCATTAAATCTTATCCAAGCTTGATTAGCAACATTGTTTCTAATGTAATGATAAAGAGTTTGACCTTGATGATATGCATCACCCGACCAATTTATGCTTCCATCAATATCTACCATATAAGCCGTATTAGGACTTACTTTATTAACCCCTACTGTTCCACCCATCAGAGCTATGACATTATTAGCTGCAACAGTTGCTTGTACAGAACTACTTGTATATGAACCAATTGCAACAGAATTTGTTCCAGTTACAGATACACCGGAACCTATCGATATTGCACCGTTACCCGAAGCTTGAGCATATGAACCTAAAGCCATACCGCCATTACTGACAATGTTTTCTTTACCAAATCCAAACCCATTTTCGCTTACATTATTTTTATTACCAAATGCATAAGCAAGATTAGATGTGCCACCATCAACAGCGTTCTCGTAACCATAAGCGTGACCTCCATTAACAATAGTATTTAGATCGCCATAAGCCCAGCCAAAATCAGTAATTATATTGTCTTTACCGTAAGCATCACCAAATCCAGTAATGTTATTACGAGTACCGTAAATATTCCCGCCTTTGGTTTGTACATTTTGACCACCAAATATATAGTTACCCTGACCCCCATTTGCGGAACTGTTTCTACCGGTAAGGTTTTTGTTGTCTGAACCATATACCCTTGTTCCATACCAATTCTCATTAGAAGAGCCATATACTTCTGAATTATATACAATATTTTTATTTTCATTGCCATAAACTTTAGCCGCGTTGTTTACAGTCTCATTTGCATCACCATAAATTTTAGCATTTTTAGATGCACCTGAATTAACAGAACCAAATACATGTGATTCAGAGATACTAGTATTATCGCCACCAAAGACTCTAGAAGCTTTACCAGTGGTATTACTAACTCCAAATGTAACTGATCCATTACCAGATCCAACATTATCTTTACCAAAGACAGTGGAGTTATTGCCACTTGCTCTATTAGATACACCGTAAGATATAGCACTTTTTCCAGTTGCATCAGTATTAATACCAATTGCAACTGAGTTATTAGCAGACGATTTACTTCCAATACCAATCGCGGTAGATGTAGTACCACTTGCTGCCACGCCTGAACCCATTGATACTGCGGTTTTTCCTGCAGCTGAACTATGACCTATTGCTATACCACCAACACCAGTAGTATTATTTTGACCTATTAAAATAGAGTTTTTTGGCGGTGCTGTGCCTGCGCTGGTAGGATAATTATCTCTACCAATATTTAATCCTGCTTCTCCGCCTGTTAAATTATATCCAATTGTTACAGCATTTATTCTTGTATTAACAAGTAAAGATCCAATAGCAGTATTATTTACGTGAGAAGGTTGATTGCCATCATCGCCAGTAATATCTCTACCAATTACAACTCCACGGCCAGTTTCAAGTGTTTTACCAATTGCAACTCCACCTTCATCTGTTTTAGATGTACCCTTTGCTCCTACGTTAGTGATACCAATACCAAGAGATAGTGAATTTTGCTTATTGCTATTTGTAATATCTTTACCTACCGCAACACTAAATTGTCCAGGATTGGTAATTGTATGTCCTATTGAAACAACTCTAGTAGTGTGTAATGGTTGTTTTGTATGGCCATCAGCAGCATAATCAACGTTACCAGCAGATACATTATAACCGATAGCTGTTGAATGATCAGTAGCTACAACATTTGCACCAATACCTTGTGAGAATATGCCAACTTCTCCACTATCCCAAGTTGCCTTTTTACCGTCAACCCAACCGGCTCTAAAGGCTGCATAGCCAGGAATCCACATTAATCTTGCGCCAGAATCGAGTTGTTCACCTCCACCTGTTCTTGGAACTACGCCTGCTTTTGGATGCTCTGAGCTATCAATTAGGATTGAGCTTAAGAATAATACATTACCAGAATCTACGGCAAATCTAGTTTGATCAAATGGATCGATCATATCTCTTTTACCGATAATCACGCCGCCTTCTTCATCATAGTATATTTGTTGATTCGGAGACGTTCCTATTCTATTCCAAGGATCGGTAATTCTTGATCCAATATAATCATCATTGACAATTCTCATAATATTAGAATCAAAAGATCTTCCAACATAAGGATTAACTAAATTAAAACCTTTTGCTGAATCATATGATACTGGATAATATGGACCAAAATAGAATTCAGCAGATTCGCCAGATGTCATGGTTTGTCCAACAGAATCCCAAACAGCTCCACCATATAATGTTCGCCAAGCTTCATCGGCCCTGCGCTCTTTATAACCAAATAGCAATCCGCCATTTTGGATTTTACCAATACCACTGTCTAATGTAAATCCAGTTTTAAATATAGCACTATCTTCAAATGTAAACTGTGTAGTAGCTTTTGCTGAACCGCTATCCCCTTCACTAGCAATATTTAAATTACCACTTAATAAAATTTGTGGATTGCGAAGATTTCTATCACCAATAACAGAAAGAGGACCTTTAACTGTAAGAGATGCATCATTCTTTCTGCTTCTTGTTTTAACTTTAATTTGATCGCCGACTGCCAATCTTGTATTAGCTTCTGAATCATAAATGTGTATGAGAGAGTTAGTTACTTCTTCCCATTTCTCTCCACCAGATTCAAGTTCAATATCATTAATAAATATTTGTGTTAAACCATTTTTAATATATTCAAGAACATTAGGTGAAGTTGAATTATCAGTATCTTGAAGTCTTAGTCCACTGCGGGACGAGATTGTAGATGAAGTTAAAAGATGTAAACCTCTATTAATAATGTCAATAGAATGAGTATGTGTCATCGACGGAGTACTGTCATATCCAGGAATAGATTGCTCGCGTATTTTAATTTGATTGCCATTGACCCAAGCCCAATCACCGGTAGATATTCCGTTTCCAACAGCGTTTAGCGTTCCTTTTGTTAAAGCGGTAGAATCAAATCCACTAGTTAATGGGCTAGTAACATCTTTAGGAGTAACTAACATCACACTCATAAAATTTGAGTCTAGTCCAGGCGTTCCACTGATACTAAAGTCTGCTGCAGATTCACCATAGGGCAGACCTGGGCTTGTCGCAGACGTCAGTATTGAATATAATACAGGATCACCATAAATTATTGAATTAGGATGTGTGATGAAATAGCTATCAGCTGCATTTACAGTAAAATTAAATATGTATTCTGAATCTACTGTTACCTTAGATCCTTCAATAATACTATGTCCACCAGCGCTAAATCCAGAATCAACTCTTACATCACCTCTAACGTATAACTTAGATCCAGGATGATCGATAGGTGCACTATCAGCGCCAATCGCCACGTTAGCATATGAGTTAAACCCAACACCACCAAAATAAAGAGTATGACCATCAGCGGATCTTCTCCAATGTGAACTATCATTAGCATGATGAAGAATATAGTTAGGACTAATAATAGTTTTCATATAACCAGAATCAATAACAGAAGAAATAACTGCCGAGTCAATATTCATTCTATTTTTTACATAATCATTAGTAACAATCGTTGCAATATAGTCTTCGGTTGGCCAAGCAGCTTCGTTTCCAAGATTATTAGTAGTAATAATAGGAGATTTATGATCAATTGCAGCTTGACGTGAAGCCTTGTCTTCTGCTGGCCTAGAAGCATAAGCAGCTGGAATATCTATTCTAGCTTTACCATCCATATCAAGCTGGAATTTCCATCTTGCATTCCCAGTTGCATCGACTTCTTCATAATCTGCAGCATTGACATCTATATTATTTTTATTAATTACGACTGGATTTGTTCTGCCCGGGCTTTGGTCATTAATAAGCTGATTGCCACCTTTTAATGACCAGAAATTATCAATAGAAACTCTTGCTTGAACATATGCAGAATCAAGATGATTTTCTAGAATTGGAATAAGTCCACCAGTTGGTCTTACAACAAAACTGTCAAATGACATTCTTTCACCAGTACCAGGATTATCACCAATTGTAAATGTACTACCTGCAATAGATTGTCTAAAATGAACTGAGCCTTCTACAGTAGCGCTATCACCAACAGTTAATTTACCTAGAACATTTAAATTAGCGCTTGAAGTAGTTTTTTGTTTAGGTATGACATGAATATAATTTGCTGAGGTAGTAACTGGAGTTCCGGTATAATCTGCGCTTAAAACTGGAACTGTTAATACATCATCTGTAAATAATTCAAATTTATTAGTATAACCAGCATCTAGTAATCCATCAGCATTTGCATCAGGTCCAACAAAATATGTATTTCCATTTAGATCTGTAAATGTTCCGCCAGTAATACCTGATAATCTAACACCATCACCTACTGTTAATCCATGAGCTGTTGATGTAATTGTTAAATTTGTTCCGGTAGTATCAAATGCCCATGCAGCGCCTGAGACGGGTGCTGCAACTATTACAACTTCATATGATCCGGTCGGTGGGCTTGGAACAAATATAGTTTCACTTTGAGTATCAAGTGCAGTAGTACATGCTCTATCAGTAAATAACTCAAAATTATTAGCGTCAACTGCCTGAACAAAATATACATTATCAGCAGCAGATGTATAATTAAAGCTACTAGAAGGTCCAGCATTTCCATCAGTGAGACCACTAAATTTAACAGCTAATCCAGATCCAGCCCCACCTCCACCAGGATGCGTCAATGCAGTACCACCTCCACCGGCTGATCCAAGTAAATGCCCGCCAGCAGGTACGTTTACAACCGCCGCCGCGGCTTTGGAAACAGAAAATGCTGATGTTTGTACAGAGGGTGGAGTAACCGGGGTAGTTTTTATTACACCAGTAACAACAACTGTTGGAGCAGTTCCGGCAATATAGTCTTTAATATTAAGACCGCCGATGTGAAGTGTAGCACCACTATCAATATTTACATCACCATGAATATCTAATGTATAATTTCTATTAAAGCCAGAATTATAAATTGTAGAATTACCATGTGCCACCTGCGCAGTTTTACCAATCATAATATTGGTATTATTTAAACCTTTATTAACAAGAGCGCTATCAAAAAGACTTGATCCAGAATCGTTAAAAATTGCTGGCTTCATAATCACAATGCCGTTTTCTAATCCTGTAGGGATAAACGCATTTCCACCTATGAAAGTTGTATTTTTAGCCCCACCGCCAGTTATTCCACCATATTGTGGATTTACATTATTAACTGAATGTGAATCTTTCCAACCAGCACCAATAATATAATTGTTAGTAAAATTATCATGGAAAACTTCGTTACTTTCACCAAATATGAAATTTTGATTTCCATTTGTATAAAGAGTATTACTTGTTCCTATTACATAAGATTTATTTGTACTTCTTACTGTAGAAGCATTTGCTAATCCGAACAAATTATCTCTACCTATAGTATAAAGATCTGTTCCACTATTCATTGAGTCTTGAATATTATTTTGGCCAAGGAATAGATTATTATCTGTTAAAATAATATTTTCTTTACCGATAGCAATACTGTTTCTACCTTGTGTAGTGGTAGCAGTGCCTCTAAATACTATATTTCCTTGACTTCTTCTTTGTCCAACTTTATTTTTTTCGCCAAGAGATATAGAGTTTTTACCTCTAGCATAAGGTTCTTCACCCATACCTATAGAGAAGATTCCTAAATCAGAATTTACATGCTCATCAAGTAAAACCTTACCGGCTCTAATAAGTCCAGCTCTTGAACTATACATAAACATATTATTATATGTGTTACCTGGGAAGGTTCCGGCAGAATCAAATATAGCAGAATCTGTGGATGCATAAGTTAATAGCGTAGTTCCATCAACTTGGAAATCACCTCTAATATCAAATTCTGTATTAGGAGTCGTTTTTCCAACACCAACATTCCTTGGTGTTTCCATAAGAATAAATTCTCCATTGTCTTCAAATGGATTGCCGGCGATTGGAGACCCGCCGAGCGGATTTAATTTCATTACGTCCCCGCCGTAAAGAATATCACCGCCTACAAATAAATTACCAGCACCTTTAACAGATGGATCAAACATATCAGATTCTCTACCAATCGATACGTTACCACCTTGAATAGCTAAAAGATTTTCATCATCAACTTGACCCACAATATTCCGAAGTGTATTAGCCGGATCTTGACCAGCGCCTGGAGTTGCTGTTGATGGTCTTAAACTAATATTCATGCTGTTATTAGCAACAACCTTACCGCCGCCACCAATAGCAAACGAGTTAGCTCCCTGAATAACTTGATCATGGCCTATAGCAAACGATGTATTACCAGAAACTTTATTATTAAAACCAAAAGCAAACGCCAAAGTTCCGCTAACTGAATCTAAAGCACCAAATATAAATGATGATTGTCCGTCAGCTATATTATCAATACCAATTATATTATTGTTATTGCCACCAAGCGACCTATTTCCTGCACCAATTAACAATGTGCTATTACCAGATGGTAAAGCCATATTGTTTTTACCAAACATATAGCTTGCATTTCCAGCAGTAGTATTATTATGGCCAATCAGAACACTATTAATACCAATTGTTGTTGCAAACCCACCACTTCGATCTGAGTTTTCAATTCCTATTAATACATTATTCCCACCTTTAACTATATTGCGCTGGCCCATAGCAATTGAATTAGTGGCGCCGGTGTTAACACTACTACTATCACCTACAACAAAACTAAAATCACCTTTAGCTTTAACATTTTTGCCAAATGCTACGGAATAAGTACCAATATCGTTCCAGCTGTAATCGTTATGATTTGTAAAATAGCCGCCGCGAGTTGCAGCTTTACCCGGAATAAATGAAAACCTTGAACCTTTATCTGAATCTATATCAGCTTCATCATAATTAGCTAAACCACTATATATAGTTTTTGCATCTAGATGCATTGATATCTCACCTGAAGTTTGGGGAGAATAGCCAGCATCTGTATTAAGTGGACCTTTAACTTGGAATGGGCCACCATGTACTTCAAATCGTGCTTTAGATCTAGTAGTTCCTACACCTATTCTACCAAATCCTCCAGATGGATATGTAGCAGTAAAATCTCTTGGCTCAAAATAAGCATTATCTATATTATCAGATGTAAATAGACCGCCGCCAGTAAACGGAATTCCGTTTTGCATAAGAGAACCGGTGAAGTTAATAGTACCATCTTTATGAACTTCAAATAAAGAGCTATCTTCAAGAGACATTGCTCTTATTAGAACTGATACATCTGAATCGTTTGCAGCATTAACACCATCTCCAGGAAATCTTCTAATCGATGCCCCGTCTGCTTTTGATATATCACTTTTAAAATAGTTGATAGGTAAAGTAGATTGTAAATAGTGTCTACCCTGTGAGTCTTTTCCAGCGTGAGAAGCACTTATTTTTAAACCATAAAAATCTCTTGTTTGAGCTGAATCAGGAAAATATACTGAGTTAGCATCAAAATTATTTCTTAATTCAGGTCTATATTTGTAAGATCCAATTTTTACTCCGGATGCATCGATATTACCAGTTGATTTATGAACAATAAATCTATTCCATCCAGAGTCTTGCGCAACTTGTTTTGCTGTCATAAGACCATCAAAAGAAGCACCCGCCGCTAAACCGTAATAGAAAGATTGATGTTCGCCAAAATGTAATTCGCCGCCTTGAATTGAGTCGCTTAATCCTACAGTTAAAAGCGCACCAGGCACTAAAGAGTTAACTCTGAGTTTATCAAACACAGCTGGTGCATATGATATAACTTCACCGGTTGGTAAAATAGTTAATCCTGTATTTACTCCTTGTGTTGCTCCAATCCGTAATCCATTAGTTGAATCATATAAAAAGTCAGAATCGCCTTGTAAAGAAAAATCAGGTCCTACATGTGCAACCGCGCCTAATTTTAATGCGCCGCCCGGAACATTTAAATCTAGTTTATCAACTTTTAAATACTCAACAAAAGCAGAATCTGCTTTAAGGTATTTGAAATATGCTGAGTCAGCTTGTAAATCTTTATTATAGAAAAGTCTATTTGTTGTCCAATAATTTTCATATTGTGTTCCGGCAGCTCCAGCCTGCCAGGTAAAAGATGCTCCAACAGGACCGCCTACTGTAATGCCTGCTCCTGATGCAAATGCAGAGTCGGCAGCATTATCAGCCACAACAATGTTTTTATCTACAATAGTAACAGTTTCAGATTGAATTGATGTTGTTGTTCCTTGCACATTAAGATTACCAATAATATTAACATCACCCGCAACATCACCAAACGGAAATGGATCAATATTAATAGTAGTTGGACCACGATATTCCGGGCTATGTGCAATACCAAAACTATGATATAAAGAATGTCCACTGTCAATTAAAGCCCCGTCAATATGGGCATAAGTTAAATGAGCAGAATCAACATCAAGTTGGCTAATATCAGCTGAATCTGCTTTAAAATGACTAATATATGCGCTATCAACATCAAGCTGACTGATGTAGGCAGAATCACCCTTTAATCTAGAAATAAACGCAGAATCGACATCGAGCTGACTGATGTAGGCAGAATCGCCCTTTAATCTTGAAATATAGGCACTATCAACATCTAACTGAGAAATGTATGCGGAATCGCCCTTTAATCTAGAAATAAACGCAGAGTCAACATCTAACTGACTAATATAACCACTATCAACATCAAGCCTTGAAATATACGCAGAATCGACATCAAGCTGACTAATATATGCTGAGTCTGCAGTTAGCCTTGAAATATATGCAGAGTCCACATCTAAATCAAATATGTATGCTGAATCTGCTGTTAATCTAGAAATATAACCCGAGTCAACATCTAATTTCCATATAAACGCTGAGTCTGCAGTTAACCGTTTTAAATGGGCGCTATCAACATCTAAATCTTTAATATGAGCTGAGTCTGCGGTTAGTCCATGGACATATAATAGATCAACTGCTTTTTCTGAGTCAAGAAGAAGAAATTTATTTCCAACTGCAATACCAGGATTTCCTGCTGACTGCAATAGAGACATAAATTTTTCGCCGCCAACTGCAGCTACTCTACTTGCTATTTGTGGAACTGCAGTTGAGTCAACGGCTGGTCCTACGCCAACATATAATGTTCCGCCTGCAATACTATCATAATATGAATATGCTAATTCACCTAGTGCTAAACTTGACGGTGCAGTTGCCGTGCCTGATCTTTTAATCTGGATTATAGATGCCATGAAATAAACAACCTATCTAAATGCTTTATTATTTAATCTTATTTATATGATTTTAGAAGGTATCTCCACCATCTATTATTTGTGCCTTTAAGTGGCTTGTAGCTGTCCATTTTTCGGTTACACCATCAAATGCAATCATTGTTCCTTCTGGTATTTGACCAGCTGCAATAGCAGTATCACTTACATCTCTAAGACTATTTCTAATTCTAATTTCTTTAATTGCCGGAATTGGAGTTCCAACTTTAATATTTTTAACGATTGTACGATTTGATGTTATTTTAATTGCCATATCGTTATCCTATGTTGTTACTTGAGGAGAAAGTGTTAATTTTCCTTCTAGTATTCTTTCAACTACACCTAATCCTGTATTACTATCTGTTCCTTCTAACTCAACATCATACACGTATCTACCAGCTTTCATACGGGTTGTTTGTGCATTTGTTAATGATAGTTGTAAAATATTTTCTTGATTAAGTGGGTTAAATGCTGTAACGTTAAATAATTCAGCTGAATCTGTAGAATTATAGCTTTTTTTAATCTTACCTCTCATAAGATAATATGATCCAAACGAACCAGCATCTGAATCCCAATTGATTAAAAGTTTCCTACTTCCATCAGGATTAAATAATTCAAGTTGGATAGTAACGTCTGATCCTTGGTCGATTGTTAAGTCTTCGTAGTGTGCCATACCCACCTCTTATCTATTTTACTGTATTTATAATGCTTTACACATGTAGGTGCAAGCAGAATAATGATCTATTCTGCTATTTATATATTTTTATTTTCAAAAAGTTGAAAATAGTCCTTTACAATCGCTCAAAAATGTGTTATAAAGGTATTAACAAAGGAGACTACCAAATGGAACAGATCATTTCAAACTTAGAAAATGTCTTTACCGATCTCGATAAAAAATTCACCGAAGGGCAAATCGAATGGGCCTTAGGACGGAAAGTAGCTCTTAAAGAATGGCGGATGGATAACATCCTCGGACATCATTATGGTGCAAAAGTAAATAAAGGTTACAAAAATTGGGGTAGAGATAGCTGGGGTTTCTACGAAGAAATGTTTCGGATTTGCGGCGGTAAAGGTCACTATAACACAATCACTCAAAATAACAATGCAGGAATTACTCAGATATTTGAAAAGAACTGCAAAAAAACAATTGAAGCAAGAAATGCTAAAGTAGCTAAAAAGCTGGAAAAATTCGGTATCACAGAAGTTAAAGACTCAAATATTTCTAAAACCTCAGATGGTTTTCACGGCGTCTTTAATGTAGAAACAGACAAAGGAAACAAGCGGATTGAAATCGATACAATCTTAGCTGGCGGATATAACATCCAATGTCTTCACCTTCGTACTCTAGTAAAAATGAAGAAATGAAAAGAGGAGTTTTATAATGCAAGTTGTAATAAAGAGCTCTCAGGAGCTCTTTTTTTGTTTAATAAAAATATCGACTGGAACAGCTAGTCTAAGATTAGAGTGATATGTTTTTACTAGATGATAAACATATCCTGGCATAATTATCACATCACTAGTTTTAGGTGCGTACTCAATAGGTTTAAACATTTCAGTGGTTTTACCAAAATAACCTCTGTTAGCATTTGCTCTTGGATCGTACGCTACTAGCTCTCCACCTTTATCAATATCATCAGCAAGAACATAAAATACTGCAGCAAACTGAGCTCCGGAATGATTATGAATATTCATTGAATATCCCTTTTGAGATCCTGTTAACCAAGAACTAAATTCATAAGACATATCGTTTAAATCACTATTAAATACTTCTTTAAAAAATTCTGAATATTTTTCTATAGCCAAATCTTTTAATAATGGAATTTTATCTGTCAGTGTACCGCTGTCGTATTCAGCCTGTGGTTTCATAATATTAGTACTAAGTAAAATCTCTTGAACTAATTCTTCGCATTGGTCTGAAGTAATTTGAGTTTTGTATATTGGTGTGGACCAACACTGATTAATACCCGATTTCAACATCATAATATCCTTTTATGTCACGAACCATACCATGAATTACCATCAGTGGCCAATCTATATTGTTGAGTATACTATCGTATATTTCTTTACTATTTTTATATGTTTTAAAATATGGATCATTACCAGCTAAAAGCATTGGATCATTTAACAAATCATAAAAATCTTCATTGAAGTCTTTACTAATCCAATAAGCATAGCATATTGCTACAACATAACTCTTGGCTGGATATAGCCATTCATCTACTTTTTCATTAAAGTGTCGAATAGCATTTTTAATAATAACCTCTTGATTATCATCAAAAACTATTTCTACTTTATTTAAATCATCTGTATGATCTTTATTTAATCTATGGTAAACTTCTTGTTTAACTTGCCATTCTTTCATGATACCAATCCAATAATCCTCTATATCCGTTACAGCTATTATTTAAATCTTTGACATATCGATAATGCTCTGTTAAGCAGTTTCCAAAATACTTACATGAAGCACATATAGGACTTATCATTTCTTCTTTTTCTTTATTTGTCCAATCAATGTATTGTTCCCAAGAATCCAATTCAAGAAAGAATTCTTTATCCTCTTCATCAAATTCCAAGACACCAAATTTGCCAGAAGGAGTGATGTATATATGATCATCCGAAAATGCATTGTATCTTCCTTTCATTGATTCTATAATTCTGTCTTCATTTACAAATTCAAACTTCATAGTGTCTTTTAATTTAAGCCACTTTATAACAAAATCTTCAAAGTCTTTGTGTGTCACATTGTGAGCATTTGCTTGATTAATTGAATATGGTTTAATCTCAACAGATGTAATTGACGAACACATATTCAACATATTAATCATTTCAGATACATCTTTTTCTAACACCTTTGGAGAAGCTAAAACCAAAACTGCAATAGGTACTGTACTCATTAACATATTATTAAATACAAGTTCAGACTTTTCTCTTGCTTCAAAATCATATGAAACAGAAAGATATACATCATCATCAAAAAAGCCTGGATGCATCATAGAATAATTTGTGTTGATGCTAATTTTACCTGAATAGTATTTTTTTATAACATCTTTAATGCCATAAAAATATGACTTTTTCATTGCGCCAACTTCGCCGCCGTATAAGTCAATATGTTCAATATTATGTACCTGAGATAGCAATATGTCTAGTTTATTGAACGAAATTTGTTTTTGATCTCCAAGTTGCTTAGTAGATAGGTAACAAAAATCACATCTAAAATTACAAAAATATGAAGGATTGATCGATACGATCATTACCTGGCCGGAAAGGAAATATTCATTACTACTGCAAGTCTATCTTCTTCACCATAATAAGGAGTTACTTCATGCCATACATGTGCCGGAACAATAATAATTGTATTTTTTTCAGTCTCAATAGACATTTTAGATTTAGGTCTTGTTTTTATAACCTGGTTAAATGCTGGGTCATGAAAAATTAATTTGCCACCATCTTTATCATTATCTACACAGTCTAAATAATAAACCGCAACCATTGAAGCACCACTATGACAATGCAAACCTTTATAATCACCATTTCTCATAAAGGGCAATCTTCCGGTGGTCAATTCCATCCGTTCTAAAATTTCGGCATGTGTAATTGATTCATCATATTCATTAGCTAGTTTTAAAAATGACTTTGCAAAAAAATCATATAAACTTTTTATTTCATTATAATTTTTAATATTATCATCTGTAAATAACGGGATATGCACTCCATCATCTCCACCATCTTGATATGAAAGACCGGCCATAGCTAAATGATTTCTAAATATTGCTTGACATACTGAATTAAGTGTACTACTTTCTTCTTCATTAATATCATGCAATTCATGTAACATTTTTATTGGAAAAATAGTTTTTATCATGCGTATTCCCTCTCATACGGCGTCAATTGTCTATCGATGCTATTTATACTGATTATATCAGTTGCTAAAGTCTTCATATGTTTACAATGATCTTCTACCATATTATGCTGTTTTAAATCTTTAATAGTTTTTTTACATCCATTACAAATTTCAAACATAGGACAAGTATAACATGCATTTTTTAAACTCATTAAACTTAAATCTGTTGCAAGAGGTGTTGAAAACCCACCACTCATTTCGTAATCAAAATCAATAGCCTTATCTAAATCATCGCCAAATGCACCACATGAATAGTAGTCACCTTCAGGTTGAAGTGTCCGAATGCCAGAATCGCATGTTCTTGTTTGTGGACATATAGTAGATTCTCCTCTTAGTCGTACCATCATCTGTTGAGTGTTATGTTCCCAATCGCTTAATCCAGCTTTCCATATTTCAACATAACGTTCATATATTTTCGATAATTGATATGGAGCAGACTGAGAACCTGATGCCATAGCATAATTTACTTTACAGACTACATCCATTTTCTTTGCAAGTTCAACTGTCTTAATATGAGTATCTTCATTCTCTTCAACAATAACTGCTATGAATGAAGGTCTATACCCAACATGTTCAACCATTGCATCTGAACACTTCCAAAAATCTTCTTCTGTAAATTCACTATAATCACCTTTTAATCTCCCTCCTCCATATTGAAATGATGTAGCTACACCAACTCGAGGATGGTTAAAAAGTTTTTTCCATTTCATTGGTTTCATAAGAAATGGATATAAATTTGTTGTAAGTGATATTGTTGCAGGCAGCTCATGCTTATCAAGATACTCTATAATTTTCCAATAGTAATTTGGTTTCATCATTAATGGATCGCCACCATTAACAATAATTGTTTGAGTATCTGGAAAACGTTTTAAAAACTTAAATATTTTATTTAAATCAAGAGTAGCAGTATTATCTTCAAACGTAATTTTAGATGATGAACAAAATGAACATTTAAAATTACACAATTCTGTTGGTTTGACAATTAGGTCCATGGCGAATTGCTAACTTTAAACCCAAAATTCATAGTGATTCTGTGCATATCAGGATCTCTGAAATGTTCAACTCTGTGTTCGAACTGTTTATCTTGGCTTCCTACTACTACATCATATTTTTGAGGTAAATGAAAGGCTGTGATTCTATTATTTTGTGATATATTTCTAAACATAATTTCACCACCAGCGTCTTTATTCATATCAGTAAAATATAAAAGAAACATTATATTTGCACCTTCACAAAAATCATTATGCCAATGACATGAAGTTTGTTCGGTGCCATTCCAACAATGATAATAAATCAAATCTTGTTTTTCTGAATATGGTTTTAAATAATGATTAAAAAGATAATCAGCAGTCATTAGCATTTTCTTTCGCATACCCAATATATAATAATTTAAAGGAAATCGATAATCTTTTCTATTACCAATACCTCTAAGCCATTTTATATTAGGAATAGTATCTTCTAAATATTGAAACGCTCGAACGTTATTTTCTGTGTAAAATCCATCATCCATTTTCCAACCATTTTTCATAGCATTTTTACCTTTTGTCTAAATCCATATGATAAATCATCTTCACCATCACGTTTTGGTTTAAATCCCTTTGTTTTTTTAACGTAGTTAAACGTTTCTTTAAAAACACATTCTTCCATATCATTGTGATCACCTGGCATATCAGCTTTTACAAAGCATGTGAATGGACAGTTTTCATAATATTCACACTCAAAACAATTATATTTTTTTAAAAACTTTTCTACCATCTCTCCTGTTTCAAATAGTGTTTCACCAGTTTTTTTATCTCGCTGATATGCTACACCACAACATCCACCGGGTGATGAACCATCAGGTTGAATAGTTATTGAATTACCTCTTGTGCACATCATTGCACCAGTTTGATTCAATGGATCATGAAATGCATCCATATTTTCGCACTCAGGATAGTTATCTACTAAATATTTATTGAATGCTAATAACTCACTGTCTTTAGGAATTAATTTTGCATCTGCTTTAATTAATGGCGATGGCATATAAGCATCAAAATCAACTGGGAAGTTTTTATACAAATAATCAAAAGTGCTTTTATCGTTACTTTTTATAATTGTTTGTACATTTTGGCTAGTAGTAACAATTGAAACGTTTCTAATATAATCTTTAAAAGTCTCAACATTTTCTAAGAATATTTCTAGTTGACCTTTGTTAAATCTACCTCTTGGATCATAAGAAGTTGAAAGCTTTACATCGTGCTTATTACAAAAGTCCATAACCTTATCTGAATTTTTTTTGTCAAACATAAAATTAGTAAGATAATTAAAATAAATTCTTTTGTCACCAATGTTAATCTTGGATTTGACTAAGTCCATAAATTCTTCATATACATCTAAAAAGCCTTTTTCAATCCATAGATCTTCAAATAATTCTCCACCTAATAGATGTAATTTATAGTCTTTTGATCTTGGCGAATTGTTAATAAATTTAGCAACAGTATCGCTTTTTGCTAAAATTTCTTCTCGAGTAGCTCCAACCATTGAGTTATGATCTTGTGGACAAAACACACATTTTAAATTACAATGTTCAAAGAATATTATAACAAGTTCACTTGATCGAGTAATCTTGCTTCCTAAGATTTTGTATATATCAAAATCAAGTGGAGCTGGATTAATAGGTGCTACAGACATTCTTTACTTACCTCTGACATAATTATATGTCTATTTTTTTCTATAAATTTATTTATAGTATTTGCTCTAAACTCTTGATTTAAAACTTTAATGCTTTTTGGTTGAGAATTTGGATTAAATATATCTCTTATTTCAGAATGTATATCATCCCATCTATCTAATTTACTTATAGCTTCATATGCTTTTTTAGTAAAGACTGATGGCGATATGCTATTTTCAAGCATAGGATAAAAGTGCTGCAATAAATAATTTCCAGCACTATTCATAAACCACATTTCATGCATTTCTTCAATTGTAAACGAAAAGCACGATGATATTGTTTTGAAATACGATTTTTTATTTTTGTACAAATTATTCCAGCTATCAATTCCCTGTTCATCCGCAATATCAGTATAAACTTCAACTGTTCGAATATCATATTTAATTTTATATTCCTGAGAATTAAGCGCTGAATCCGGAAGAAACATATAATCATGTCTATAAGAACCAAACGATTTAAAATTCCAGATATATTCCATTTCATTATAAAAGTCTTCTATTGTAGAACCTGGCATTGCAAGGATCATTTCTAAATTAGGTATCGGAAACCCATGCTTTGAACATTGCTCATTAATGTGTTTACTTAATTTTAATTTATCTTCTGTATTTAAATCAACTCTTTCAGCTATTTTCATTGCAATGTCAGAACTGCTTTGAATAGACACTGATGGAACTATCGATATATTGGCCATCTCACTCCACATATCTTTTCCATTTTTCATATTTGGAGAAGTGTAATTTGTTCCAACAATTTCAAAATACTTATCAATTAATTTTTTTCTTCTATTTAAATCCTTAGATTTCATGGTAGAAATATCAGTTAAATTAAAACCATTTGTCCAAGCATATTCGAATATTTCAAAGTCTCTTTCAAAAAAAGCTCCAAAGTTTGCATCATTTAAATAAGCAGATCTATAACCGGCTTTTAGCATAGCATTGATATCACGTTTTACTATGTCCAAGGATTTCTTATAAATCTTTGTATTAATACCTCCACCCCATTCGCAAAATACACACTTATAAGGACAACCTCTTGTTGTCTCTAAAACAATAAACGGTTCCATTTTATTATTACGAGCGTATTTAAGTAATTTTGTAAGATATTCTAAATGATCTTCGTATACTGAATAATCTTCTTTTGATAAATCATGTATGAATTTTACATCAGATCTTAATTCCCATGGAATACTTGTTGGATCTATTCTGTTTTCAATAAACTGATCGATAAGCTCAGCCATAAATGGCTCACCTGGTTTAGTAGGTCTACAAATTAAATCATACTGAGGACGTGATGCTAATAGTTCTGGTTCATTGGTTCCAATATGTGGACCACCTAAAACTAGTATTTTTTCTGGATATTTATTTTTAATTTTATTAGAAATTTCATCACATATCATATAGTTCCAAGTATAAGAAGAAAACATAATTATATCTGCTTCAATTATATCATTTATTACTTCATCATAAGATTTATAGCTATTCCATTTATATGGTGATTCTAACCACTTTACTTTTTTACTGTATTTGCCAAAACGAGAATAGTAACTTTGCATTAATAAAAATGTAAAGTTATTTGCTAGTGACCAGTCAGCGTGAGGAGGATTAATAAATGCTATAATCATACTTCATTCTATACATTACAAATTAAAAAATATTTAAACTGTTACATATTTAGCAATAGTTGTTTTATCAGAAACAGAATTAGCATCTAGTAGCGAATGAATTAAATAATGATTTACAGTTTCAAGTTCTAATGCAAAGAATTTTTCAGGTTCTTTATCATCTGATGATTCAATTAAAATAAGCTTATCTAATAGTTCATCTGTTAATTCAGTATTAATTGCTGGTAAGAATTCTAATATGCTATCATCTCTTAAAGTAAAATCAGACCATTGACTTTCTATAATAGCTACAAACTCTTTAATAGTATTAAGATCTGAATCAGAAATATTTTCGAATATTACATTATCACTACTAGAAGCGCCACTTAGATATTTTATAGACCACATATCGTCTTTAATAAACAGTTGAGCAAATTTAGAAGTATCTGTAAAAATGTCATTAATATTATTTAATGTGTAAGTTTTGTCTAAATTTAATTTATTAGCAAAAGATTTAGTTAAGAAATGTTGAAAAAATATTTCTTTTAATTCGTAAAGATATTGTTCAAACACTTTTTTCAGCAAAGGTTTAACTACACCTTTTAACTCTGCTTTTGAAGATTTGTCATTAAGATAATTTGCTAGTAGATGTTCAACACTTATTGTGCTTTTATATTTTACCATAAACGCTTTTTTCTTGGCGGCTGAAGGGGCTTTAACACTATCATAAATGGTATTGAAATTTTCTACTTTTAAAATTTCACCAGATCCTAATTTTGCATTATTACTTGAAAACCTGCCTCTAAAAAATGTATTAAATTTAAAAGCATGTGCTTTTACTAATGATTCTACTGAATCAGCTTTCGGAGTTTTTAAAATAAATTTATACCAAGTAGACATAATAAATTGAAATGCTGCACTATCGCAATAAACAACGATTCTTTTATTTGTAGAATCACATTTGGCAGCTAATTCATCAAAAAGAGTTGTAGCATCTTTAAACGTTTTATCTTTTCCTAGAATATCATTCCATTCAAGTCCATATGCAATGAGTTGACCAGATAATATTTTTTGAAGATCTTCTAAAAGATTAAAACCGTTACTTTGCGATACAACAATACGATCAAAATTTGGATCGATGATATTATCTGTTGTTACATAAATCTTCTTAAACAGATGTATCATAACTGTTCTCCTGTGGCGATTGAACTTGTTAGTAAAAACATTGGGTTATTAACATTCGCCCAATAACTAAATAGATTATTTCCTTTAAACATATACTCATTAAAATATGATTTATAATATGTTTTATGATGTTCAATTACATTGGCATAAAATAAATAAAAGCTTTCGTATTTAAGTAAATTTACAAAATTTATTCCAGTTAAATCTTTTGTATCATCTTCTGGAAATGATTTAACGTAGTCTTTTAATTCATCACATTCAACAGTGTACAAATTATAAAGCGAAAGTGAATCTAATTTCTTAGCCCAAGTAGTAAGTATTTCAACGTTATCATCAATAAAATCTTTTTCTATTAACTCACTAATACCTTTCATCTGCAATAATAAACTAATTACTCTTTCTTCAAGAATAGGAATACTTATAATAAAATTAGCTAAAAGATATTCTCTAGTAAGATCATCAAAATCTTTCTGATCAGTAAAACCAATATTGCATGGCAATTCCAGATTACTGAGATATGTTAATAGCTTTGTTCCCTGCAATTGTGAATTTTCATAATCAACCATATAAAAAGTTTGATCATCTTCAAAATACAATTTCAAATCTTCAATACTAAATGGTGCAGTAACATCAATAACTTTCATCTTCTTCCTCTCGAGCCATGACAACTGCTATGACAACTTGCATGACAAATATTAATATTTACAGTAACAGTATTGGAAACTAAACTATTAAAACGGGTCTGTAAGTCTGTAAATTTAGCTTCAAGACCAGAAGCACTAATTTGAGTACCAGCAGTTAAAGTAACTCCAGCCGCAGATAATGTTTGTGCATAACTACTGTTTAAATAAGCTTTTCGTGTTTGATTAAAAATTTGTCCAGGATTAGGATATGTTCCTGTATTACCACCAGGGCCTGTTACTGTTCGGGTTGCCTTTAAATTTCTAATTTGACTATACGCCGCGGTTTCATTTTCAATTGCAGTATTGATAACAGAAGCAGTGATTGGATTTTGATTTATATCGGCTCCAGTAATTCCAATGCTCCGACCAGCAGTCGTTCCACCAAAATATGATGTAGAAAATCCACTAAACGGAACTGAATTAGTACCCCAAACAATACCAGAGTTTGCACTTGCCGGTGCAAAATCCGCAAATCTATCTATTATATTCTGTGCGCTAATTGGACTTGTTAGTGTAGCCATTTCATTCCTCTTTTGTTATATACGTGTATTTATACATGTTTTGCGAGTTCCATCATTAAACTTTTTGGTGCACCACAAATATCTCCATCCCATCCTAATTGATGACAATCACCTCCACAAAATCTAGATACAGGGCAAGATAAACAATTAGGATTACGCATTTTTTCTTCTAATATAGTACGAATTCTTTTTGGACTTTTTAACAATGTATCAATTGAATCGTCTAAACTTCCAAAGGCTTGTTCTGGCGCGCTGTTTGGACATCCTGCAATAGTACCATTGCCGTTTATTGTAAATAGCTTTTGTTCACAATCTCTACAAAAAGTTCCACATGTAGTCATAGTCTTTTCAAACTTAGCATATACATTTTCTAGAAAGTCGTTTTCAAACCAATCTCGTGCTCCGTGCTCTTCACTTTGCATGTGCATTTTTAAAAAATATTCATCAAGTTCTTTATTGCTTGGAAATATTTCTGATGCTTCTCGGGCACTACCATTATTAGTTAGTCTTTCCAGTGAAACTTCTTGCACACCAAGTCGGCGGCACCATCTTAATAATACTATGGGATCTTTTGCAAGCGTATCTTTTGTAAGACTAATAAACAAACGAATAGTAACACCATCTGCCAAAAGTGTTTTAACATTTTTATGCCAAAGATTATATTGGTTTTTATTTTCAAATCGAATCTTACGATCCCACGATGTGCCAAGTCTATTTCCAAGAGGACCTTTAATAAAATCCATATGCTGATCTTTTAATTTAAAAACTAAATTAGTTGTGGCACCCCACGACATTTGATCCCATAAACCATCACATGCATCATATACCTTTCGCATTTGGCCAACCGGCACAAGAAACGGTTCACCGCCATGAAATTCCATATGTATAGAATCTTGTGCTGCAGGTTTTTCTTTTCTAAATCTATGAATCCAGTCAACTAGCTTATCAGTATTCCAATAAATCTTTTGACCACTTCTTCCGCTTGTAAAACAATGCGCACAATTAAGCTGACATGTTTCTGTTGTTTTGAGATACATCAGCCAGTTCATTATTAATTTTATCCTCTGTATAATTTTCTAAACCAAAGCTTAAAGTTAATGCTTCATCTTTATTTAATGCTTGATGAGGCGTATAAGCTGGTATATGTATATATTCTCCTTGAATAATAGTCACTGGCTTATCATCAATTATTAAAGACTTAGATCCTTCACAGCAATATATAACAACATCATCTGGATCGGTATGCATATCAAAAGAATAAGACCCAGCCATTGCAAAAAATAAATGACATGTAACATGTTGTTCATGTTTCCAATCAGTTTTTATTTTCCAACAATATTCATATATTGTTGAATTAAAGTTTTCCATACGTTCGATTTTTATAGAATGGTTTTGTTTTTGTACTTTACAAAAATCACTGAAACTAGTAATTAGCTGTTCACGACCCTGTTCATCTATAGCATAAACCATATTTTGTTCATACATATGATTTGCAGTAAGTGCAGATATGAGTTGAGATTTATTAATCATTATTTAATTATATACTATTTTTAATTAAATGTAAACAGTTATTTACACTTTAAGGACACATTCTATCAATTTTTCTTCATCTACAGTAGACGATTCTAAAGCTACACCTACCATCATAGCTCCATTAAATTCTTTACTTGCTCGGCCATTATGGTGTGTATATACTGGATCACCTTTATGAACTCCACCAACAACCCTTACTGGAACTCTTCCTTTAAGACCTAAAGCTTGACCAGGAGCGTCTGCATTCATTAAATAAGCAGGTTGAGCTGAAATTACGCCGACTGGAATTCCACTTGATGTGCAAGGAGTAGTTTCTTCAGTTTTATTAAATGACGCCATCATTACTGTTCCAACTGGATGCTCTTCGCTTGTAGTATATTTTTCTGCAAGGTCAGCATAATTTGCAGTTGCAGCATTACCAGCAATTGTACCGGAAGATAATGTTTGTGTTGATGGATTATACATTAAATGTCCATCATCAGTATCAATATAAGGTCTTTGATAACCTGTGCCATTATTATCGCTAAATAATACTTGGTAATTTACATCGTCATTTTTTTCATCAACTTTTACAAAATCAGCTTCGCCTCCAGAAACTGTACAAGCGCCAGTATTTGCCATTGTAACATGACCAGATAATGCTGCAGTAGTAAAACCTGAGCCATTACCAATTAGAATTTGTGTGTCTGCTACTGTAATATCTGAAGGATCTGCTGCTGAAGAACTATTTCCAACTTTTACTGAATTTGCTGGCATATTGGCAAGCTTATCATTAGTCACAGCATCATCAGTTATTTGACCTGTTATTACTTGCCCTGCCTGAATACCTCCAGATGCTTGGCGACCAATTACAGTATTAGTTCCTGCTTGTACAGAGCCAATATCACCAGCAGCTGATCTACCAATAACTGAATGATCTGGTATTGCTAAATCTCCTGGATCACCACTAGTACCTGCCTGGCGAGTTTTTATTGTATATCCTGCCATATTAGCAAGCTTAGCATTAGTTACTTGATCATCTGATATCATATCAGTTTGAATTTGCACTTCTTCAATTGTTCCAGAATCTGTTTTACCAAGCACTCTATTTGCAGTTACGATGTCTTGCATTTTATCATAGGTTACAACATCAGGCTGAATTGTGACCACGCCAGCATTTGTCATAAGAACATCTTGAGATAAAGCGGTAGATGTAAAACCAGTTCCATTACCAATTAAAATTTGCTCGTTAGTAACTGCCTTATTTGATGATGCTCCAGTAGTTCCGGCATCTCTTACCTTAACAGTATTTGCTGGCATATCTTCTAATTTAAGACCAGATGCTTCTTGAGTTAAACCGTGACCACCCGCTACTGAAAATGTTCCACTTGAATCTCCAGTAAGGTTTCCATTAACACTAGTTTTTAAAATTCCATTTCCTGCATTATAGTTTCTTCGCACAGCTTTACTAAAATTTAAGGCTTTTACTATATTTGAATCATGGCCAGCATAGTCACTACTAAGATCATCTAGATCACCGATGTGAGCAGCAATATTATTAGATTTTACTCTAAAAGTGTTAATTGTATCACTTAAATTTATAACTGTCTGTCTAGCCATTTGATTCTACCATTTTCTTTGTTATTTGCGCCAGCATTTGTTTTATTTCGCTTACATCATTTTTCAACTCGGCAAGTTCTTTTTCTTTTTCAGCGTCTAATTTTTTCTTTATTCTAGCTCTATTGATAGCATCACTATTAATATTTAATATAGCACCACTATTTAAATCTTTAACTAAATTGGGATGGCCCTGAATTTTTATACTGTTTATTTTACTTTTCACCTTAAACACCCAATGCTATAACTCTTAAATCTTTAACTGTTGGAACTTTTGAACTATTATTAGCAAAGAATACTATTTTTATTTGAAACGTAGTAAATGCTGGTATAGTTCCATCAGTTCCACCAATTAAATAATTGTATTCTTTATATGAATATGGATCATCTGATATTGAAACTGGCGCTTCAAGTGTGGCAAGTTCCCAATTAATATCTGTCAATATAGTATCTTCTGTACCCGTTTTAAAATATACGTCAAATAAAGCACCGGTTGGTCTATTTGCTGCTAACATTACTTTTAAACCAACTGCAGTATTTGTTAACGTTACAGGTTTTGTAATATGTTTAGCAAGCGCACTTCCACTAAATGGTGTTGTTTCTGCAGCATAATCGAAGACCACGTTTTGACCAGAAGTAGCTACATCAATAGGTCTATCAATTTCATTTTTTGTAAGTACTAATGAAGCTCTTTGTAAATCTATTACTGGAGAAACAAATGAACTTGTTGTACTTAATGATATTCTTAAAGATCCAGTATTAACTCCACCTAATCCACCAATACCTGTTGCAGTGTCTTCTTTTACGGCATTGGCTACCATTATTGGATTTTCAAAATGATTTTTTTGATTAAGCGCAATATCAGTATATCCTCCAGCTGGCGCAATGTATGGTGTTTCTAATGCAACATTAGAATATCCACTATAAATGCTTGCTTTTGGAATTACACTTGTTAAAGGTGGATTAAGCATTTGAACAATAGGATATAAAGTATTTCCTTGAATATTTTTAGTTGCGGATATTACACTACCACCACCTTGAGCAGCTGAAGTAGCTGATCCTGCAGCTAATGTAATTTTATATCCTGTTGGATCTATATGCGTTATCGTATGAGTAGTGTTAAGTTGAACGGCTGTAACACCACCAACTGCTATAGCTCCAGTAATAGCAACTTTATCTCCAACAAATAAATTATGATTCTTATGGAAAACTCTTATTGAAGTTGGAGCTGAAGTATTTGTTAGAATTGGATTAGGACCTAATAATGCAAGAGGTAAATCTGCTGTATTAAGTTGAGCAATTGCTTGTATATTAGTAGCAAAATCAGCTCTATATAATGTAAATTTCATATCTTGTTCTTGAGAAGCTTCCCAAGTGGTACTGTTTTGCGACTTAAAGAAAGATCCTAAGAATGGTTGTTTTGTAATTCTTCTTGAAGTAGAACCTAATTCAAAGTCACCCATGAATGATGTCCATAGTAAATAATCAGTATTATCACATATACATACAACTGCATATTCAGTTCTACCAGACAAATAAATCGGCTCATCAAAAGTAAATGTCGTAGGAAGCGATGCATCATCAGAAATACTAACATTTCCAGGTGATAAGTATTTTCTAGATCCTGGTACAATTGTATTTGATGCTGGATAGCCATTTACAAGAGGTCTTAATTCAATCCATACTGGTAATGTAGCATGCTTTGTTTTAAAATATAAATCAATTTTGCAAACAAATATACCTTCATCTTGAGGAATATAAAACGATTGACCTAATGGATCCCTTTGCCTATTATCATCCTCCACCCGCACAGGTGGTATAGGTCTCAATCTAGATCCAGTAACTACTCTACTACTACTTGAAACTCTAGAGCCAACTACAGTAAGATGTCGAGTAGATAATATTTGTTCTTGAAAAGTTTCTAGAGCGCCAGAAGCATTATATGATGTTACTGCAGATGATCCTACCACGCCTCCGTTTTCAGGAGTTTCTGTAACATCAAGTAACATAAAATCAGCTTGACCAGTTCTAAATTTAGTTGTACTATTATTGGGAATAAAAAATGATCCTGATATTCCTCCTAGTGCATCACTAAGTAAAGCACCTGCCCCATCCGGGTGAGTTGTAAGATTATTTGGTGATTCAAATTCAACTCTTGCTGAATTAATTCTATCAAAGTTTCCAGTACTTCTAACAAAATCATCCATTTTAACGTTATTTAAGTATGCAAAATGATATGCATTTGGCCGCAACCCAATAGCTTCAAAACTAACTTTTCTACTTCTCATAAATGGTATAACTGCTACATCAATAATTCTATCACCCAATGATGTTCTAATAGTTTCAGAAGCTACTACTCTATTTACAATTGAACTTGTGGTTTGGTCAAATCCCCAAACAGTTAATCTTCCACTAGTCTGAGAGAATGCTCGACTAGATGATGTTGTAGTTCCTGCTACTGTAGTTTCATCACCAACTTCAAGACCTTCAATATCATTACCTAACCAACCCCATTCGGATTGATCAAAGAGAAGTGCTTGGTCAAGATTTAATCTTGTTCCACCATCTATTACTTTTGCCGCCGCTCTTTGATCTACTTTCCATTCATCTGATTGAGGAGATAGATTTATTGACCCATTATATATAGAAATCATATATGGATTAACATTTTCTGTACGAGATACAACTGTTTGACTGATATATTCAACATCTGTATATTTAATGTAAACGTTATCTCCTTTTAGAACAGTATCTGGAGTATCTACACCACTAACAGTCCTTGAAGAAGAAGTTGCAGCATCATAAATAAGTCCTACATTGTATTCAGTAAATGGTGGATGTAAAGTCATAGTTTTTGGATTAACTGAAGCTCTATATTCTACTGAATTAGTATTTGAATGAAATAGATCTTTAAAATTGTCTACAAGAAATCCAGATTTAGTTCTATTATTTCCACTGCCGTCAACTACTTCAAAAGCGTTTGTATCAAGTTCTAATAAACTAAGTGATACGGTTTCTTCAAGTAAATCTACTCGCTTATCGATTTTACCAATATCTTTCATGGTATAACCTTTATTTTCAACAAACTTAACGACCATGTCAGAAGAAGAAATTGTACCACCATTAAGTGATGATCTATATAGTTCTAAAGATTTAGGTGGTTGAGATGGTAATACTGGATTATCGGCTGGAGTTCCTTCTAGATTTTC